CATCTTTTTAGGGCCCAGCGTTTCATCGTTTACCGCCCAGAGACCGTAAACGCTCCCTTACCGAACCCGCCCAACTCTCAAAACTCTAAGGGTGAGTTTCTGGGTCAAGACTTAAGAGGTCGCTACTATTTCGTGTATACCTACCAGCACTGGTTAGATCTGGTTAACGAAGCTTTCAACTCCGCCTTCTACGATACGCAGACCGCTGCTCCCGGTACATCGCACCCCACCTTATCCATTTCTAATGCGTGGGCCGCATACTGGGTAAGCTTGGGCGGTAATGCGGGTAATCAGCCGGCCCTACAAGGTGGCCCGCCCAATATGACCTACGAAAAGTCTAACAATCTCTTTTCTGTTAATGCTCCGGCCTACTGCTGCGGCAACCAATCTGCCTATACCGCTGTAGGCTCTACGCCCGCTACATATGTGGCCCCGCTACCTATTTACGCTTGGTCTGGCGGTAATGCTAACGCTGTTCCCGGTACTCTAAACCCTACTGCTAATGTCCTAATACCGTCCTACGCTACGAACCTACTACAAGGAACCGAACTAATGAATGTATTTTTCAATACGGATATGAACGGCCTTTTTACTAACTTTAATAACATTTTTATCGGCGACGAGCTGTCCGGTAGGACCAATATGTTGCTAATAACGAATAAGGGTAATAACCTTGTTAGCTACCTTAAAACTGGTGCCTTCTCTACCACAATAGGTAATGGGGCCGCAACAACCGATGGGCCGCTACTTGTATCCCTCCAGCAAGATTACGAAAGCACTTCTACTCTCTGGTCCCCGATATCCTCTATTGTGTTCTCCTCTACGATGATCCCCATCTTCCCAGAACAGACTGGTACCCCGTTAACATACGGCGAAGGTAATGCTAATACCCCTAGCGAATCCACTTCCGCATTTACGCCTATTATTACCGATATTTCTGTGCCGATGATACGGGCCGAAGATTACAGAAGCTTCCTAGCTTATACACCTACGGGCGAATACCGCCTTTCTAGCTTTACCGGCTCAAGATCAGAGTTGCGTAATATAGATATACAAGTGTTCTGGAAGAATAGGATTAATAACATCCTTTACCCGATTACTATGTTTAACCTCTCCAGCGTCTCAATCAAAATGATGTTCCGCAAGAAGTAAGCTAAAAAATATAGAAATGGTGCCGATTAATATATCCAGAAAGAATATAAAATGACCGATGCCGTTCAGAAAATGAGTGTGTATGACGATCGCATCATTCAGACGCAGCCCCGTTATGCGGTGGAGCGTGGTGCCCTTTCTCTTACAAATGCCCCCTATACGGCCCTCTCCCAGACGGCCTCCCAGCACACCTATAACATAACGGTCCCCTCTGAGGGAGTTTTTGTAGACCGTGCTGTAGACTGGACCTCCACGTGCTATCTCCAGCTCAACGCTACGGTTAACACCTTCGCTGCTACGGCCCCTTGCGTAGTTATTGGCCGTGATATTGCCCTTGCCTCCTTTCCCCTCCACTCTCTGGTCCAGACGATGTCTGCTACCATCAACGACGCAACGGTGACTACCAATACGGGCGATGTGCTCCGTGAGCTTCTTCGCCTTACGGACTTTAACAAAAATAGGATCCAACGCCAGTGCCCGACCATGTTAGACACATACGGTAGCTATAATGATGCCTTTGGCACTAACCGCAACCCTCTGGGCGACTACCAGTCCTCCACAAGCCGTGAGAATATCCCTAACGGTGCTTGGGGCTCTATCCGCTTTACCCAGCCCAACGGCACTCCCCTTGTAGGCAACGGTACATACACGGTCGGCACGGTGACTGTAGCTTTCACTAACGGCGTTCCCGTTCAAGCGGCCCTTATAGGTAATGTGCCCGTGGGCGGCTACCCCGTTTTCCTCTCTTGGACCTCTACGGAGAAGCTGGTGCTGTCCCCCTTTATTTTCAGCGATATCCACGAGATGGATACCGGTATTTTTGGGGTCCAGAACATCCAGCTGGTAATCAACATGACTAACCCCTCCCAGACCTCCGTTGTGGGCCGTTGCCTCCGCAGCTGCTCCAACATCGTGACTGTATCTAATGTAGCTTACAACTCCGGTGTTAATAACGCTGGCGGGTCCCCTTTTACCGACTCTAGGGTTAACGTCCAGTTCCTAACCCCCGCCTTAAGCATTCCCCTACCGGCCAAGAGCATCGTGCCCTACTACGAATTCCCACGTTATGTGTCTAACCAGACCTTACCCGCTATCGCTAACGGTGTGACCGCTAATATCCAGTCCCAGACCATTACCCTCCCTTGTATTCCCGATCTGCTAATCCTCTACTGTAAGCCCCAGCAGTACCTAGCTACCGACGCAGACTGGTACTTGCCTATTACAAACATAAGTGTAAATTTTGACAACTTCAGCGGCATCCTCTCATCCATGACGACAGAGCAGCTCTACACCATGAGTGTAATGAACGGCTTAGAGATGGACTATAATACATGGCGTGGCTTTACAACCTCCGCAAACAAATCTGGCACCACCCCTCCTACGGGCCTAAGCACCCAGCTCTGCGGCGGCTTTTTAGTCCTCAAGCCCTCTAAGGATATTACACTCCAAGAGGGACAAGCTCCAAGTGTCGTCGGCAACTACACCTTCCAAGCGTCCATGACGGTACAGAACTGGTCTACTACACCCGTGACAAACGCTACGCTGTATGTAGTGACGGCTAATAGTGGCTATTTTGAAACCGTAAAAGGCAGCTCAAGGGTGATCAAAGGAGTGCTAAACGAGGCCGATGTAATCAACGCCCCTATGGCTGCCGCTGGTACTCGCAGCAACCTAATGCGTATCGTGGGCGGCCGCTCTGCCCTCCACCGCCTTGGCAACGTGCTAAGCCGTGTTAAGGAGTTCGCAGCCCCCCGTGAGGTAGGCGGGGCCCCTTCTGGTGGTGCTCCCTCTGGTGGTGCCCGTTCCGCTGGGGCCAGATCTGCCGGTATGCGTGGATTAGCCGGTCGCCTAATGTAAACATTTAGCTTACAAATATTATGTTTTATTACTATAAAGGAATGAGTACTGAAAGTAAGCGTTCCTCTATATGCGGTTGTGCGTGCCACCTTAGCCCGTTATACCCATATCGCAATAGCCCCGATATGGCCCTTTTCTACTCAACAATAAATTCAGTAGCTACAACCCCGGCCCACGCAGTTGTAGGGGGTAATGTAAACCCTCCAGAGAAAACCCCAGATATATTATCTAAGGGATTAAATGGGGGAAGCCCTTCGGTAGCCGCAACAGTAGCAACCATCACGACTTTAGCCGACTTACCGAGCATACTACGGGGTTAGCATATAGTTAGCGGCCCGTAAAACTGTATCCGGGTTATAATCAGTATTAACTGCTTATAGTCCGTATATCCCCTATCCGATCCTTAGGCTTGTATACCCCTCCTAGCGTCCTTGGCTCTGGCTGCGGCTATCATCTTATGCTTATCCTTAGCTTGCCGGAGGTTAGCTTCGTACATCCACCGTATAGCTACGGTAGTCCGCCGGGCCTCCCTAAACCACTCCTCCGCTATATCGCACTGCTCCTCTAGCCGCCTAGTCCGCTCCATCCGCCTTACCGCCTTGGCCCAGTAGTCCATCTCCGCTTGTGCCGCTAAAAGGTCGCCCGCCGTATACCTCATCGTTCCCCTATGACCCTTGCCGGGGTTTTAATCTGGGGAAACAAACGCACCGGGGACATTTTTACCAGTTAATAGAGAGGGCCAGCCGGTTGGGGCTATACTTATCGTTCCGCCAGTCGCCCTTCATAGCTTCGTGCGACCGCCTAAAAGCCGTGCGTTTCTTTCGTGCTGTCCCCTTAGGTGCCGCCGCTTCCCTCTCTAAATGCGACCAGATTAAGAAGTCCCCATATGTTGATAAGCCAAAATGCCGCAAGGAGCCATCGGGGGCCATATACATTAGCTTATGCTTACCGTCGTTAGAGAACTCTAGGCGGGCCGGATCATAACCGGCTTTTCTAGCGACAGCACGGGCATCGCTTAGGTAGCTAGCACAACCGTAGCCTATATCCTCTAGCTGCTGTTTAAAGGCCCCGCTACATTTACAATCGGCACCGCTCTTACCGCACGAGCCCCGACCAAATATAGAGCCTATTGTATGGGCCTTAAGGTATTTGTTAGCACTAGCAAAGGGGTTAATCCGATCGGCTACCTTATTAACCATAGTATCTAGCCACGAAATACCCGTATACTTTGGCTGCTTTAGGGGTGTATTTATTACAGTCGTACCTTGGGCCCTATTACTCATTAGAGCGTAAAGGGGGTCGTCCTTATGGGCTATACGCCTATTACGGGTATCCTTAAAGAACTTCTGCTCTACCGCCGGGTTAAACGATACGCCCTCATTTACTAGGCCATCGGCGATTAGGTTATCTACAATAGCCCCGCCTAGGGAGTGGCCCACCGCATAGAACTTTAAGCTAGGGTATAGTGTTCGTAAGCGTTTAACATTTTCTACATCACGCTTATATCTTGCTGTCGTATTAAGCCTATTAACCGCTATAGCGGCATCGGCGGCCAGATCACCCGTATCGGTAGGAACAGTACCACGTACCGCTACTATAAGGTTATCGCCGCTACGGAAACCCTTAATAGTAGGCGTATCGTATACTAGGGTCCAGCCCCCTATAGCCTTTAGGTTTTTATTGGTATCGTAGGCCGACTGGGCCAGATCACCCAATACTACATCAGTAGCCGGCACCGCACCGCCCGTAATCATGTGCTTTAGTTTAGCTACCATTCTATTACAAAAAGGAGATATTAAATATACCCTTTTTATAAATGTAGGCTAATGTAGGCTAAATCGCAGAATAACAGTTAGGCGAATAGAAAATAGGGGCCCCCTAGGGGACCTTTACGATTTACCTTACATTACCCTACATATCTGGGCTAAACCCATAGCTTTGCTTAACCTCCTCTGGCGGGGCTACCTCCTTACGCTTAAGGCCCTTATATACGGCCCCAGTACCGGTTCGCCCGTGGTCTACACCGTTAAAGCTTAACATCTGTTTAAACCAGCGGTCGTCGCACTTTTCCGTATGGGTATCCGCCCTATAGGCGTTCTTTAGCTCGGTGGCCCCTACGGTATCTTGGGCGTTATGGGTTAGATCATAATGCTTGTTAAGCCAGAACTTAAGCGGGTTATTATCGTCTATGTATTCGCCCGTGCTACTCTTAACGGCTTCGGGTATTTCTATTACCTTAGCGTTCTTAACGCTCTTATCGTAGGTATCCGTTAGCATTAGTATAAACTCATTACGCCACTCGTCGCTAACGCATTTTACATTTTTAACATCTGGGTCGCCTTGGCGTTCGTGCGGCTCTACTGGGTTAGCTACGAAGTTAAAGGGGAACTTAAGCACCTCCATACGGCGTTGTAGGCCCGTATCTACCTTGCTTAGCTTTGGTATATCGTTGGCTTGGAAAAAGGGCTTATACATCGGTTTAAACTTAAATATATGCTTGCTATGTAATGTTCTAGCTTCCATCGGGTCGCCGCCGCTTATCTTCTTTAGCATACTAACTTGTAGCTTCTCGGCCGTTTCTGGCTCGCTACTCATCATAAAGCGTTTACACCTAGCCTCTACTAGGGCCGGTACTGGTTGATCTAGGCGTTCTTGGATCTTGGTAAATAGGCTTACATTAACGGGGTAGTAGTAGTTGCCGAACGCTACTCTAATAAGCTCCGTTATAACCCCCTTACCGTTGCC